ATGATGAACAGATTTCGAAAAATACTGAGCGCCGCACTGGCAGGCTGCATGGCGGTCTCTGCGCTAATGATGAGCGCCGGTGCGGCGAATACCGGCACGGAAGCCGCACGCGAGAAGGCCATTTACGGCGGTCAGGCGTGGACGGTGAACGGTGCGGCAGCCATTCAGCATAGCGACGGCACAGTAGAGCCGGTACCGGAGTTCTCGGCGCTGTATCCCGGGTGGACAGTGCCGAAGCAAGCGGCTTCGGTATCGAGTACGGCACTGGCTGAGGTGGCTGATATCGGTTCGCATTCGATCAGCGGCTATTACCGGAATGTGTATTTGACGCAAGATGTGAAGTACAAGCCGTTTTACAGTTTTATGGGAAACGGTGAGACGGTCAGTGCGTTTGCGGTGACGATACCGGGCAGCAAATACAATCTGGGCATTTACAACGAGACAGCGCAGCAGGACGCAGGCTGGCTGCCGAATCTCTCTAAGGGCGATCGCGTGCTGCTGCAGACCGCAAATGGTGTATACTGCTCGATTCGCGCAAGTGTACCGTTGAATATGCCGATTGGGTATTCGCGTATGAAGGTAGCGGAGACAGGGGGGATTGAAAATGCGTGAAAGAGCTGAAACTTTTGGGTTTCAGCTCTTTTGGTGATGCGGAAATTGTGCTTTTGCTGCCGATCGGTAGCATATGTTCTGAAACGATATCCGGTCATCCTAAAACTCGTTAAAAAGGTGCTGAACCTGCACTAAAATCAGCACTAAAATGAAGCGCTGCGATTTTGGTAGACACTTGTGGTAGACAGCAGTTTTTCACAAATTACATCACAAAACTAAACACCGTAAAAAGTACAGAAAAAGAGCTTCAAACGTAAGTTTGAAGCTCTTTTTCTTGGTGCGGATGGGGGGACTTGAACCCCCACGTCCTTGCGAACACTAGCACCTGAAGCTTATATATTTGTTTTCAAATCTGTCAACCGTAGTGCGTAGTTCGGATATGCAAAAGTGATGATTTATCTGTGCTTTTCGTAATATTTGAGATGAAATGCAGAAAATAGTTCGGAGTGTTGAGGGCGGGAAATCTGCGATTTCTTTCAATCCGTTACACCTTGGTGTCGTCAATTTGTCGTCAGGAAGATTCGGCGGTTTTGGCTTGATTTTCGCCTGTCGGATTGATCGAAGTCAGCACGTTGCGTAGCGTGTCGATTTCGTTGTGAACGTAGATTTCAGCGGTGACGTTGATGTCCTTATGACCAAGTAATTTTTGGATGGTGTAGATGTCTGCACCATGCCGCCGGAGATAAGTACCATAGGTGTGCCGCAGTTCGTGTGCTGTCACAACCGGCACTTCGTTATGCTCATTGTGCAGCTTTCGCATAAGGCGTTTGAGCTTCTGCGACCATGTGTTCGGGCAATAGGGCTGGCCGTCCTCGTTCGGAAACAGATACAGAGATTCCTTCGGCAGCGAGCGGATCAGCTGGACAGCCTCCTCGCTCAACGGCAGGGTACGGTAGCTTTTCCACTTTGGCGGATTGGCAACGACCGTCCCGTTCCGCACGATCATAGAGCGCTGCACGCGGAGTGTCTTTTCGTTCAAATCAATATCCGACCACATAAGGCCAACCAGTTCACCACGGCGCAGACCGGTTTCCAGCAGGAGCACGACTTCGGGCATACGATCTGCGGTATAGGCTTTGACCGTTTCCATCTGCTCATCGCTGAGAACGTGCTTGATATGCTTCTGAGCGGTGCTGCGGTAGGTGCAGCGCTTGGCAGGGTTCTTATAGCAGAGGTCGTTCTCTATCGCACATTCAAAGATTGCATTGAGAATTGACCGCATTTTCTTCAATCGACTCTCCGAGCAAGCCGTCTTGGTTGCGAAATACGCCTGTATGTCTACCGGACGAATATCAGAGAGAAGGGCATTGCCGAAGTAGGGGATCAGGTGCCCTTCGACAAGGCTGACGTAGGTCAGCTTGTATGTATCTTCTTCGACAAACGGCTGCTTATAGGACAGCAGCCACTTTCGTGCCCAGGGAGCAAAGCGGCCGGTGGAGGGCACAAAGGCCTCTCCGGTACGCGCCGACACCTCGGAGGCTACGCGGTACTCCTCGGCTTTCTTCTTCGCATCGGACAGACTCACCGTGCTGTAAAAGGACTTGCGCAGCGGCTTGCCGTGGATATTGCGGCCGACGGTGATCTTGTACTCGAACCGTTTGTCCTTGCGTGTTGGCTTTTTTCTTGGCATAACAATAAAACCCCTTTCTTATCGCGTGAAGGTGTGATAAAATAGAGGTACTGATGGATGTGGTAATTTGTCAGTACCTCATGTCCCGCTCTGGTGTTGGTAGCACCGGAGCGGGATTTTTTATTTGTAAACTGGTCGGCGCGGAATTGCGCTTACCTGTTTTTCTTTCGCTCCTCGGCGAGAATACGTTTGACACGATCATGCGCCTCTTGAAGCAGGGAACAAACATTCTGAGCTACGTCAGGATTTGAAGTAATATCCTTAGTGGCGGCGAAACGAGCGTCCTGCGGCAGCGAAGTGTTTGCAAGCGCAATGGTGAATGTACGCTCTGCGCGGGCATAGTCCTCACGCGCCAAAGGAAACGCGGGAGAACCATATTTCTCGGTCAGCACTTCGGTGAGCTGCGTCTCAAATAACTCCGGCTGTCCCTTGGTATAGCGCGTATTGGTAAAGCCCCAGCGGCGGCAGGTGCTTATCAGGTCATGCGCGGTGAACCGGCCGGTGAGATAGCCTTCTGTATACAGGTATAAATCTGTGGAAGCCTTACCGATGTCAAAGGTCGAAATCAGATCGGGACGGTTGTGCAGCAGACAGCCGGCGAGCAGCGCATCGGCCGAATATGCAAACAGAGAACGGTTTTTATGGGACTGGCGCAGATGGTCTATCATAGCAAGTGCGGCTTCGTATTTATCGGTGAACAGAAAACGCTCCAGACCGTAATAGAAGATGAATACGTAGCCGATTGGAACCGGCGTCGTTATATCCGACAGCCATTGCAGATAAACAGTGCGCTTTGCCGGCGTCAGACGCTCGTAGCTGGGATAATAACCAATATCGGCCGTTTGGTCGTTTTCAGTAGGGGAGAGGTCGAGCGGGAGCGACAGATCAATCGCCGACGGCTCGTTTTCTTCGGCAGCGGCGCAGTTACACAGCGGACCGTTCTTGATCCAGAGCAGATTGAGCACATCGTCCGGAATGGTGAACGGCAGCTCGGAGAAAGCAGCCACTTCTTTGCCTACGACCGGAGACACCGTCTTAGGCGCCGGGGCCACAGAGGTTTCGACAGTCTCGTCGGTTAAATATCCAGCGTCGCCCTGCTTGAGTTCTTCAAGAGTCTGCCGCGCCTGCACAGATAAGTGTTCGATGTAAGGGCCCATTTCCTGATAATACTTCTCGTAGCGTCCGAATCGAGCTTTTTCGGTTTTGAGAGCTGCAGCTTTTTGCGCCATATCGGAATGTGAACGCCGGATAAAATCTTCGGTCAGCATATTGCGGGACTCTAAAGCTCTGCGCAACTCCGGTTCAGGGCTTTGGGACGGAATGCGGAACAATCGATGATACAATGATAGCAGTGCCAGTGTTTCAATAAGCATATCATATCGAAAGAAGAAAACATCAGGGTTCATGGTTTTCGTCGTGAGCTCCAGACAATCACTGGCGACTCGTCGGTCGCGGTCGCGGTTAAGCTCCATTGTCTGACGTATGCAGCGCAGTTGCTTTTTGGAGAGCTGTTTGCCCGTTCCATAATCGTAGACGCGGCCGCCGAGATACTGGACGCGCAGTCCCGGTGTCTCGATCACCCTGCCTTCAAGCGGAGAATTGCTTCTTTTGGCTTGTTTTGCCTGTTTTGATGGTTTCGGCTTGCGCCACATTAGCCAGATGATAAACAAGAAGAGTGCCGACAAACCGAACAGTAATGGTTGGTTTCCTTGTGTATCAAGCCCTAAAGACTCGCCCGCCAGTGCCATAAATATATAATTTATTGCACCTAAAGCGAGAATAACCGTCCATATTTTCTTTTTCATAGCGATTTATCCTTCCACCCCGTTCACGGTTCAACCAGTGCGCGGGGTTTTCTTATTTCATCGGCCAGCCGTTCGGCGAGCGCGATCGGGATGGCTTGATCGGTGAAATGGTTCTCGTAGATGTGGTTGAGTTCATGGTTCAGTGCAGCCTCGCGGCTGCGTTCGCAGAGGTATTCGCTGATAACGATCGTGAAAGTGATATTGTCATCTGTCACAGTGACCGCTTTAACCTTTGCGGGCAGCGGAGCAAGCAGCGCAAAGATTTCCGGGCTCATGGATCAATCTCCTTTGGTGTCTTTTCCGAACATGGCTTCGATTACTCTGACGGCCTTTTCGACATCTTCTTTTGTCGCACCCTTTGCCAGCTGGAACATCATCTTCATCTCCGGACGGGTACGCAGCATTTCGAGGTACTCGTTCAGTTCTGCGTCCTCGGAGATGGGTTTTTCTTCGTTTCCACATAGGTAGTCTACCGAAACATGAAAATAATCGGCTATTTTTTGCAGTTGAGCCGCTTGAGGCGTGATACCTTTCTTCTTCCATGCGGTAGGCGTAGACTTGCTCAGTCCCATTTCGGTTGCGGCGCGGGTTGGTGTTATACCTTTCGCTTTGCAAAGCTCACAATATAAGTCATAAAACACAGTACAGCCCTTCCTTTTTTGTGCAATATCACAAAGTTCAAAAAGTTTAGCTTTTGAGTATTGCAGAGTTCAATTATTTGAGCTATACTATCGTTGTTGGTTGAAATAGTTTAGCTCATTTGGTGAGTATTGTTTCTTGCAGTTCAATAATATCACCTGAGTTCAAAAATTTCAACAAGAAAATAGGAAAGGAGTTGAACTTTGTATGCCTGCACAATGGACGGGCGATTTAGTTGGCAAAATGCACTGTCATTGCATTAGTAACAAGCGTCTGGCACAGGAACTTGGCTGTACGCAAGAGTACGTCAGCATGGTCCTGAACGGCCACCGCGAACCGCCTGGCGCGGAGGAACGCTTTAACAAGGCAGTTCAGGAGATCATCAAATCACAATCAGTATAACAGGGAGAAAGTCCGATAAACAGGACTGTAATGCGAGGTGAACACCATGACAACCCCAACCATCATCACGGCCAAGCTGGCCGAGCTGGAACAGCTTTGCGAGAAGTACCCCAGCAAAATCCCGATTGAGGAGTGTGCCGCGTTCCTCGGTATGGCGCCTGCAAGCCTGCGGGCGAGCGTAGAGCATGGCAACTGTCCGTTCGGCTTAGGGTGGCTCAAGAAAAATTCGATGAACCGGGCGTTTTTTGTACCGACATTAACATTTTACCTGTGGGTAACGCAGGGAAGTGGATTTCGAGAGGAGATGAGAACGTGAAACACATCAATGAAGCAATCGTCGGCCTGTCATTCCTCGGTCTGCTGTCTGCCAGCGGCTACGCTGAAATGGACAAGCTGCCGATGGGCGGTTATACAGTTCTGGCAGCACTGTTGTTGGGCGTTATGCTTATCAGCGTGCGCAGCGCTGTCAAGCACTACTATGAGGGAAACTGAATGTGGGCGAAGAAGAAAGAATCCGATATTCTGTCGCAGATGGCATCGGATGCTCGCGTGTCAGATGCAGCAAAATGCGAAATCAAGCCGGTTTTACAGCCACAAGCGCGAAAAATCGGTGTGAAAACAGAAAAACGCCGCTGAGGAACGGCAATTCCAACAGCGGCATATGAAAGATTACACTTACATAATACCCGCAAGGAGGCGGGAAGTCAATGAAAATTGAACTGAAATCTTTGGACTTGGTGCACTTCAAGTGCTTTCCAAAGCTGCACCTCGACTTTCACGAGGGCGTGAATAGCCTGTTCGGTGCCAATGCCGCAGGCAAAACCAGCGTTTATGATGCGCTGACGTGGCTGCTTTTCGACAAGGACAGCGCAGGCCACAGCCGCCCGGCCATCAAGCCGACTGGTGCACCGGCAGGCACGATGCCCGAGGTCACCGCCATTCTGGAGGTGGACGGCGAGCCGATCAAGCTGCGCAAGGTGCTCCGTGAGAAGTGGGAGAAGCCGCGCGGTTCGTCCATCGAGCGCTACGCCGGTGACACGCGCGACTACTACATCGACGATGTGCCGCTTGCCGAAAACGCATACAAGCGCCGCATTGCAGAGCTGATCGACGAGAGACAGTTTAAGCTGCTCACCGATGTCTGGGCGGTAACGAAAGGAATGCACTGGAAAGACCGCCGAACGCTGCTCGCTGAGATCTGCGGTCTGCCGGAGGACAAGCAGCTGCTTTCCACGGCACCGCAGTTCGCCGAGCTGGCCGAGAAAGTCGGTCGCCGGACGGTGGACGAGTACAAGTCCGTGCTGATGAAGCAGCGTAAGGACATGAACGCAAACCTCAACACCTTGCCGGTTCGCGTGGACGAGTGCAGCCGCATGGTGACGGAGCTGGAAAGCCTTGACTTCGCGGCGGCGCACAGCGAAAGCGACCGTTTGCAGGCCGAGCGCGAGCGGGTGCAGGGTGAGCTTGTGAAGCTGGCGAACAACACCCTTGCCGCACAGGCACGCAACGAGCTGGGCGCACTGCAAAATCAGCTCCGTGAGCTGGAAACCGAAAACAACGCCCATCTTGCCAGCCAGCGCGTGTCGGTCGAGGACAAGACCGACGAGCTGCGCCGTGCGCTTTCCGAACGCAAGCAGGACGTTGATCGCTTGCAGAGAACCATTGACCATGAAAAGCGATACATCGCGGACGGCGAAACCCGCCTAAACGATTACCGTGCCCGCTGGCGTGCGATTGACACGGAAGAGTTCACGGAAACCGTCTGCCCGACCTGCCATCAGCCGCTGCCGGCAGAGCAGGTTGCAGAGGCGCGCGAAGCCTTTGCCGCCTATCAGCAGCAGCGCAAGGGCGCACTCCTTGAGGACAGCAAGCTGGTCAAGCAGGGCATTGCCGCCGCGCAGGAGCGCCTTGTGAGTGCCGAAACGGCGCTGAAATCCGCACAGGACGAGATGCAGAAAGCGCAGGCTGCGCTTGACAGCTACACGCCGCCGGTCATCACAGAACCGGAGAACCTGCCGGACTACGACCGCCGCAGGAATGCCATCCAGATGCTCATCACGGATACGGAAAAGCGGCTCGACCGATTGAACAGCGACACCGCTGTGGAAAAGACCTGTCTGGAAACCGAGCACGCCGAGCTGATGCGCCGCAAGCTGGAAAGTGATGCTGTGCTCGCCAAAGAGCAGACGCTCATTGATACGCGCCGCCGCATTGCCGAATTGCAGGCCGAGCAGCGCACTGCCGCCGCCGAGGTCGAGCAGATGGACAGGCTCATTGCCATGTGCGAGGAGTTCACGCGCTACCGCGTGCAGGCTATCACCGAGAGCGTCAACAGCAAGTTCCGTCTGACACGCTGGCGGCTGTTCACTGAGCAGGTCAACGGCGGTCTGGCGGACTGCTGTGAGCCGATGGACAGGAACGGCTCGACGTTCGAGGGGACGAACAACGCCATGCAAATCAACATCGGCATGGACATTATTGACACGCTTTCCGCACATTTCGGCCGCCGTGTACCGCTTTTCGTGGACAACGCCGAGAGTGTTACACATTTGCAGCCTATCGGCTCGCAGGTCGTGCGGCTGGTGGTTTCGGAGCAGGATAAGGAGTTGAGAATCGAATGAGCCTGAAAGCAAAACGCAAGGTCGTGAGCAGCATTCCGCCGATGGACGGCGGCACCTACATGGGTGTTTGCGTTGCGGTCGTTGACCTCGGTCAGCAGTACAAGCAGTTCGAGAAGCAGAAGCAGGGCAAGTACGCCGAGGAATGTATGTTCATCTTCGAGATACCGGATGAGCGTGTCGAGGTGGACGGCGAGGACAAGCCGCGCTGGCTGTCGTCCCGCCGGTTTACGGTGTCGCTGCATGAGCGTGCGGCGCTGTTCCAGATGCTGACCGCATGGCGCGGCAAGGCGCTGACTGATGCGGAGCTGGATCCGGCCGGTGACGGCTTCGACCTGATGCAGATGGCAGGTGTACCGGCCATGCTCAGTGTCACGGTCGTTGAAAAGGATGACGGCAGCAAGTACAACCGCATCGAGGCGGTCACCGGTTTCCCCAAAGGCCTTCCCGCACCGAAGCCGGAGAGCGAAATCCTCGTATTTGATGCGGATGAGCCGGACATGGAAGTGTTCGGCAAGCTGCCCGAGTGGGTGCAGGATATTATCCGCAAGTCCACGCAGTTCGCGGACAACGCACCCGAGGAAAAGGTCGATATTCCGTCCGAAGAACCGGAAACGCCGCCTGACAGCAAAGGAGCGTGCCCGATTTGACGTTTACATCACTGGCGAGCAGCTCCCGCGGCAACGCCTACGTCGTGTCGGACGGTGAAACGACCCTGCTGCTGGAATGCGGTCTGTCGTTCAAGGAGCTGCAAAAGCGGCTCGGCTATGGCGTGGCGGACATTACCGCCTGCCTTGTCAGCCATGAGCATCAGGACCACGCCAAGGCGGCAGCACAAATGCTGAAAGCTGGCGTGCCGGTATACATGAGCGAGGGCACAGCCGCCGCCCACAAGGATGCAATGGATGCGGCGCACCTCATCCGGGCAGGAGAGGTACTGCGGTTCGGACACCTGACCGTCGTTCCGTTCCGCACCTATCATAATGTAGAGGAGCCGCTCGGTTTTCTCATTGAGGACGGCCGGACGAAAGAGCGACTGCTCTGGGCGGTCGATACAGCCAATCTGGGCGTCACCGCTGACCGGCTGACCTATATCGCCGTCGAGTGCAACTACGAGGAAAGCCTGTTGAACCGCAGCGACCGCATTCCCTCGGTGCTCAAGGAGCGCATCCGGCACAGCCATTTCGAGGTTTCGAACGTAATCCTCTGGCTGCACAAGCAGGATTTGAGCGGCGTGCTGACCATCTGGCTGCTGCACCTGTCCGCCGGCAACAGCAGGGCAGAGGCATGGCAGCGGCGGTTTGAAAGGGAGTTTCCGGGTATCACCATTCGGATTTGCGAGGAGTAACTATGCGTAAGAAATTATGCCTGACCTGCGCACAGGCTTTACAGAAACGTGCAGACATCCGATATACCGGCAAACGGACACGGATGGATATGTGCAGCGGCTGCCACAGCAAAATGCTGGTGACGGAGTACATCGTACCGGATGAACCGGCGCTTATTACACCGAAACCGGAGCCGAAATCTGCTGCTGTGCAGTACAAGCTGGGCGAAAAGCTGACTATGACTGTTGCAGTCGATAACCGTACCGCCGGTGCAATCCTGCGCTATGCGGAACGCTGGGCAATCGAGCCTGGCGAGGTTATTGACAGTCTGATGAGATTCTACAAGCGTGCAATGAAGGAGAGGTACAACCATGAGCAACTTTAATAACACCGGCGAAGTCAAGGAGATCAGCATTCTGGATATGATGAATGGCGCGATCGGTGAGCGCGCGGCCTACGAGCTGACGCGCATCATGAAAAACTGCCGCGACTTCAACACCGAGGCGAAAAAGGCGCGGACACTGACCATCAAGCTGTCCATCGTGCCGACCGAGAACCGCGACAGCGTGGCTGTCCGTGCAGAGGTAAGCAGCAAGCTGGTTCCGGTCAAGCCGATCGACGGCGCACTGCTGCTCGGCGGTACGGATGCGGAACCCATCGTTATGGAGTACACGCCGCAGGTGCCCGGTCAACAGTCGTTCGACCTGTCCGTTGACACCGAACCCAAGGTCGTCAAGCTGGCGTAAATCACAAGGAGGATTTTCAAAATGATCAAGGAAGCACTGGAATATATCGTAAACCTTTCGGCTCCGCATCTGGAGTTCCGCAACGGCAGCCACTATGCAGACCGCACGCTGCACCGCATTCCGAACGAGCTGACGGCATCGCCGCTGGCGGTACATACGCTTTCGGCGGTGCGCGACTACATCGAGAGCGGCGCGGATGAATGCGCCGAGGATGAGGACAGCCTCAGCCGCCGCTTCGTTATCCATGTTGCGGACTACGACCGCGTGTACCTGTACCGCGAGCTGAACAGCGACAAGGCGCGTGAGTGCCTGCTGGAAGCCGAGCTGTCCGCACCGGCGTTCCCGTTTGGCCGCTGGCTGGGCGTGGAGGAGTTCATCATCAATATGCAGACGCATTTCGTGCCGGGTGAAAACCGTGACACGCTGGTGCAGCTCATCAGCACGGTAACGACCGAGAACGGCGTATCGCTGGCAGATGACGGCATGACGCAGCGCGTGACGGCCCGCAGCGGTATTTCTCTTGTGAAGCAGGTGAGCGTGCCGAACCCGGTTGTACTGGCGCCGTACCGCACCTTTACCGAGGTTGAGCAGCCGAAAAGTCCGTTCGTGTTCCGTATTCGCCAGACCGGCGATGAGGTGCAGGCGGCGCTCTTTGCGGCTGATGCGGATGCATGGAAGCGTGAGGCTATCGCAAATATCCGCGACTGGTTCGAGCAGCACATTCCGCAGGAGCTCCGCGAGGACGTTATCATTCTGGCGTAAGCAGGCAAGGCATAGGGCGGCAACCCCGCCCTTCCTGCCCTGAAAACCGGAGGTGATACTACGGGCAGACCGACCAAGGACGGACTGGATTATTTCCGTCACGACATTGGACTGATGAGCGACCCGAAGCTGATTACCGCACGGCGCAAGTACGGCGCGGCGGCGATCGTGGTGTACTTACAACTGCTGGTGATGGCGTACCGCGACAAAGGCTATTATTTAGCCTACGGCGATAGCGACCGTGACGGCGTGATCTGGTCCATTAAAAGCGAAGTATTGTCCGGACGCTATGAGCCGGACGCAGAAAAAATTGCAGAGATGATAGACTGTCTGGCGGCGCACGGGCTTTTCGACGGCGACCTGTTCCAGCAGGGCATTATCACCTCGCACAGAATCCAGGAGCACTACTATTTTGCGACTGCCGGACGAACCAATCCGGAGGTAAAGTGGGAATTGTGGCTTCTGACCGAGCAGGAAATGCGGGAGATCAGCTCTCGCAGTGTTTTGCTGCAAAAATTCATTTCCCACGAGGGAAACCCTAGTTTCACAAGCGAGAAACCCCAGTTTCCCTCTGACGAAAGTACACATAGTAAAGTAAAAGAAAAAGATAGGAATATAGATAGTAATTCTACTCTACTACACAGTGACGTGGAGGGAATTTTAGGTGAACGGCTGAACAAGGCCAACCGCTCTGCTATCGCCAAGATGAGGTCATTAGGAATGACCGATGAGGTGATAACCGCCACTGCGCATTATGCAGTTGGTCACGCTAAGAGCGACAGCCGCGGTTATGTGCCGTACTTTATGACGGTTCTGCGGGAGCGCCTGAAAAACGGTGTACTGACGGCAGCGGACCTGTCCAGGCCGAAAGAGCAGAGCAGACCAAAGCAGGAGGCCCCGAGCGGCTATCTCAGCCCGACGAACATCAGCGGTTCGGATTGGGAGCAGGACTGGAAAGCCCAGAAGGACGCCATCCGTGAGCAGCGGCGGCAGGTTGAGGAGCAGCAGGACGATTCGCAGCTCTCCGACTGGGAGCGAGCGTGGAGAGATCGAGTTATGAATCGCAGTAAGGAGAACACCAATGATTGAGTGCAGACTGTCTACGCTGATGGGTGCTCAACGCAAGAAAATCAGCGAAGTATCTCGTGCGACTGGTATTTCTCGTACAACGTTGATTGGATTGTATTATGACCGCAGCAAGGCGGTGTCGTTTCGGGTGGTTGAGCTGCTGTGCAGGTATCTGAATTGCACGATTGGCGATTTGTTTGTAATCGAGGAGGAGAACCATGGCAAAATGTAAATTCTGCGGACAGGGTGTGCGGACAGCACCCGTGTTCCATCCGGCTTGCTGGGAGCAGCGGGCAAACAAGGTGATGGAGGCGTTCTGCGACGAGTATTGTCGCTGGCCGAACAAAGTCAAGGATCAGCGCGACCTTATGGAGCTGCACTGCTCGGAGTGCATTGTCGCGGAGCTGCTGCGGATGGGAGGCAATGAGGTATGATGCTGGAACTGACAGGTAAGGACATTCTCGCCCTGACCAACGAGAGCAAGCGCAAGGCTGTGCTGTCTGACTGGCGCAACTGGGGTATCTGGCACAAGGCACCTGCGATCGGACTGTTTGTGTACCGGCTCGACCTGCCGGACGGCAGCTTTTTCACCGCCAGCTGGTATGAGGGCGACGATTTCTTTCTGGGTGGCGGTACGCATAACGTCAATCGTCCGCGTTTCAATCTCTGCGACAAGGGCGGCAAGTTGAAAGCCGGGAGCAAGGCCGAGAGCCTGCTGACGGATAAGCTCAAAGAGCTGCGGAAGGAGTTGCTGCGCGATGCGTGACCGCAAAATCTCGGAAATGACGGACGAGGAACTGCGCGAGCTGATGAAAAAGCGGCGCGGAAAGTGTCACACCGGCGCGGCGAACGCCGCCCAGCGGGAGCTCTGGAAGCGGCACTGGCACGATATTCCGCGCCGACCGGAAGAAAAGGAGGACCTGCCGCAATGAAAACCGATGAACTTATCGAAGCCCTCAGACGGCTGAAAGTGCAGACCGGCTCTCTGATCTGCCTCGGCTGCGGGCATGAGCACAACTGCGGTGTGCATGGCTGCGCGATCGCGCGAGAGGCCGCGGTGCGGCTGAGCCTGTACGAACACGCGCTGGAGCAGGTCGCAAAGGAACGCGACACGCTGCTTGCGCAGCTCAAGCGGCTCGGCGGCTGCATGGACTGCACCGGGCATATGAACCCGGAGGCGCGGCTCTGCACCGACTGCGACGAGACGTTCTGCGCGTGGCAATGGAACGGAGGCGCATCACATGACCGACCGTGAGCTGAATCTTCTGCGCGAGCTGCTCGAAACGCTCGAACGGGACGAGGGCGCGTGCTACAAAGACCGCTCGCACTGCACGCCCGCTTGTCCGCTCTGGATGGCAGGAGAGTTCGACGGCAATATCTGCCTGCCAAGCATTCTTGCACGGCGCGTCAAGCGGCTGACGTTCGGAAAGGCGCTGCCGACAACGAAGGGAGAGAACAACCATGAAAGCAATCCGTAAAAAGCCCGGCTGCGAGCCGGAGATCATCGAAGTGGAGAATACGCTGAAAGCCTTGCAGCAGGAAGTCGGCGGCTATATCGAAACCGTAACGATTGCATCGGATGTCGTCGTTATCTGCAACGAGGAAGGAGTGCGGCTCGGAATGCCGTACAACTGCCGGTTCGTCGACGTGGATTTCGTCGGTCCGATTCTCGTGGTCGGCCGTAACAAGGACGAGTTCTGTGACGTGCCGGAGGCCGACTTCCTGATGCATCATCTGCGGGATGAGGACAACACCCATGACGATTAACCAGGCAATCCGCATCCTCGACCCGGCAACGACAGCCGAGGAGCTGGCAACGATCGAATACTATGGCGGTCTGCACGGCCACGAGAAGATGATGGCTGCGTGTGACGAGGCGTGCCGCGTGGCGGTTCAAATTATGAGAAAATACATGGAGGAACAAAAATGAAAAAGAAAATCATGGCGGCACTGCTCTGCGGTGCTATGATGTGTAGTCTGTCGGCCTGCAGGGAGAGCGAGCGCGTTGCGTACAACATCTCGAAGGAGGCGGACAATTTCAACGTCACGCGCCGTCTGGAAGTCATCAACGCGCGTACGGACAAGCCGGTGTTTGAGCTGATCGGCAACTTCGCCATCTCGAACAACAGCGAGAACGAGCTGGAGGTGACTGTCGAGACCGGGCAGGGCGTTTACAAGAAACACCTTGTGTACCTCAACGACTGGACGATCTACGTTGTGGAGGACGTCAGCGGCGCTTACGTGGACAAGTTCCACTACGAGGTGAATTTCCTGCCGGAGATGATCATTCCGGTTACGGTGACGTCGCATGACTAAATACAGCGATAAAGTTCGGCGCTACCTCGTGTGGCGCTACGGTATTACGGACAGGGAGGGAAGACATTGAACAAGCGTGAGGACTGGTGGGAGTACACAAAGCGCATCATCCGGTCATACCCGGCACTGTGCCGCAAGGCGGAAAGCGTGGGCGACACGCCTTGCACACCGGCCTACGGCGCATCCGGCGGTCATAGCGGCGGCGGCAGTCCGGTTGAGCGTGCGGTCGTTGACCGCCTGACAGACAAGGAGCAGCGGCGGTATGATGCGGTACGGCAGGCCATCGGCGAAACCGAGTGCATGAAGCACGGCCGCCAGCGTATGGAGCTGATTGACCGTGTGTACTGGAAGCGAAGCCACACATTGTACGGCGCGGCGATGTGCGTGCCGGTGAGCGAGAGGACGGCCAAGATGTGGAATGCGGAGTTTGTGCGCACGGTTGAGAAATATCTGGATCTACCGTAAATTTTTTTGGAAATTTGCACTTCGTGACATAGAAGCCGTGATATTCTTATATCGTGAAGTTGACAGGGGTGAAACCCAGACCCTGCTCCTCTTGCTTCATGTTACGGCATTGACCTCCGTGGAAAGGCACTCTCATTCGAGGGTGCTTTTTCATGGCAAATAAAAAGAGCCGATATTACTCGGCTCTTCTATGGAAGACGGATTTTATACGCTGAAGGATTGCAGAAAGTTTTTGGCGATATAAAAAGACCATGTAAAAAACAACAAGGATAAAGTCTAATGCCGCAATAATCCCATTGATAGGGGGATTACCATTTTGAAATTCGTTAATAAACACAATTATAATTAAGCATAAATATAAAACTGGAAATATGATTGTGTAAATATAATGAATTAAATCAAGAACTTGTGGATATTCTTGCAGATAATTTCCACCTTCTCTGCAAATTGGCAAGTCACCGTTTAGCTGAAAGTTTTCTTCTATGGTATGGATATAGTTGGTTAATCGTTCAGAATAAATATTGCGCTGAATATACCGGATTGTGTAGTACAAAAGTAATCCCCATAGTAAAGAACGTATTACATTTGTTTCCGGAATTGATACAACGCCCCATTGGTTCTTTGCAATCTGCTGGATGGTTGATAATGTGCTCAATGGATCAAGGTTGAACACGAACAAAAGAGCTAGCAAAATACACATTATCACAAAAAAACGATCTCGGTCGCGCTGAGCGTCCTTCATAAGTACAACGGTGTCTTTGTAATGATCGTAAAGAATATCAAGGTGTTCCATTAAGCGTTGTTTAAAGCATTAATGATGCCGTCCTGAGTAAAACCGTTAACCCATTGTGCTCCAATGTCATAGCATTCAATAGGAGCATCGTACGACGAATCTATCTTTACCACAACAATTTTGTTTCCTGCGTCGACACTTCGTTGAACTTCGAAACTTTGCCAATTATTAAAACCAATAAGTTCGTGATCAGGATGCTGTTTAGTAGATTCCGCTCCCACAATAACTAAGGTATAAGTGGCTGCGTTAATCTTTTTTGTAAGATTTGTCTTTACAACCGATACAGAATTTGTCTGGATTTCGTCAGATGAAAAATCGTTAAACACAAAATCCATATTTTTGTTTGCATCCCAAGCGTTCAAGAGGAATTTGTACAACTTGTCATTAGTGTAGTCGAAAGACACAAACACATGTTTCTTTGCCATAAATACACCTCTTTCTATGATGATTAAACAATATTATAACATTACATTAGGGCAAAGGCAAGGAGAAGCGTATGTGTGATCATATTTGGGAAGAAATAAATCGAACACATTATTTCGATTATTGGGGATATAAGGTGATTGTAATTTACTTTTCTTGTAGCAAATGCGGAAGAACTAAAAAGAGAAAATTCTGGTAGAAAAATAGTTTGACCACCTACTGTGTAGGCGGTTTTCTTTTACCCATTTTTAGAAAGGACGGTGAGCGCGTGAGCAAACTGACAGCCAAGCAGCAGGCTTGGGTAGATTATTACAAGCAGGGCAAGACGGCGGCAGAGGCGGCGCGGCTTGCCGGATACAAGGCGAGGGATGACAACGGATTTCAGTCCATCGGCAGTGAAAACTTGCGGAAACTTGCTGTTTACATTGCGGAGCGGGATAAAATCCTTGAAACGCCGCGAATTGCCGACATGGAGGAGATCAACGCCTTCTGGACGAACGTCATGCGCGACAAGGGCGAGGAAACCAAGGACCGGCTCAAGGCGTCCGAGCTGAGAGCGAAAGCGGCGGGCGCATTTGTGCAGCAGATCGAGCACTCCGGCACTCTCGAGGTGGAAAACCCGCTCGCAGGTCTGACCACCGAAGAACTGCGAAAGCTGGCTGACGATGGTTGACGCGCGTATTCGGCGCATGGCGCGGATTGAGCTTGCGCGGCGCGACTTCTGGTCGTTCTGCAAGCTGATGGCGCCGGACTTCTACCGCGAGGACCGGCCGTACCTCAAGACGCTGTGCAGGCGCTTACAGGCGTTCTGTGAGAGCGACCGCAAGGTGCTGGTGGTCAATATGCCGCCGCGCCACGGCAAGAGCCGCACGGCGGTGCTGCTGAGCCAGTGGCTGTTTGGCCGCGATCCGTCCGAGCAGATCATGACCGGCAGCTATAACGAAACACTGTCCACGACGTTCGCACGGGCGGTCCGCGACGGCATTGCGGAGGAACGGTTTGACCCGAGCCGCATCGTGTTTTCGGACATTTTCCCGCAGACACGCATCAAGTACGGCGAGGCCGCCGCAGGCAAGTGGGCGCTTGAGGGACAGTACGCGAGCTACCTCGCTACCTCTCCGGGCGGCACGGCGACCGGCTTCGGCGCACGCAAGCTGATTCTCGATGACCTGATCAAGAAGGCCGAGGAGGCTTTTAACGAGGGCGCACTCGACAAGCAGTGGCAGTGGTTCACGGACACGATGCTGTCCCGAACCGAAACCGGCTACAAGATCGTTATCATCATGACGCGCTGGGCGACCGGCGACCTCGCAGGCCGTGCGCTGGAGCACTGGCCGGATGCGGAACTCATCACGATGAAAGCCTTGCAGGACGACGGCACGATGCTGTGCGACGCGGTTCTCACCCGTGAGGACTACGAGGACAAGGTTCGCACGATGAGCGAGGAGATCGCGTCAGCGAACTACCAGCAGCAGCCGATCGACCTGAAAGGCCGTCTGTACAGCAGCTTCAAGACCTATACGGACATTCCGAGGGACGAGCACGGCAAGCCGCTGTTCACGCATATCCGCAGCTACACCGACACGGCGGACACCGGCGCGGACTATCTTTGCAGCATCATCTACGGCGAGTATAACCACGAGGCCTATGTGCTCGACATCTACTACACCAAGGACCCGATGGAGATCACCGAGCCGGAAACCGCACGGCGGCTGCTGGCGCACGGCGTAAACCTCGCGAAAATCGAGAGCAACAACGGCGGCCGCGGCTTTGCCCGCAACGTGCAGGAGCAGCTCAAACGGCTCGGCTCCAACCGCTGCCGTGTGGAATGGTTCCACCAGAGCGAGAACAAGGTCGCGCGTATCCTGACGGGCTCAACGTGGGTGCAGGATCATATTTACTACCCCGTAAACTGGCGCGACCGCTGGCCGGAGTACGCAAAAGCAATGTTACATTACCAGAAAGAGGGCAAGAACGCCCACGATGACGCTCCCGACGCCACGACCGGCGTTGCGGAGCAGTTTACCAGGAAAGGAGGGGTCAGCGTATGGTGAAAGTGAACAGCCGCACGATTCAGCGGCTTTTACAGGGGCACGGGAAGTTCATCCGCGAGGCGGACGAGGCGCGGCGCTATTACAGCAACGTCAACCGCATCAAGCAGGACAACAGCGTTTTGCAGCGGCAGGCAGAGACCGAACAGGCGCTCGGCAATCCGCTGCACCTCGCGGACAACCGCATTTCGCACTCGTGGCATAATCTGCTCGTGACGCAGAAGGTTTCCTACGCGCTGAGCTACCCGCCGGTGTTCGATGTGGGGAACAAGACCGCCAACGAGCGGATTGCAGAGATTCTCGGAGATCAGTACACCGCAACGGCCATGCAGCTCGGCATTGACGCGAGCAACACCTCGGTCGGCTGGCTGCATTACTGGCGCGGCACAGACGGCAGGTTCCGCTACCACACCGTAGACCCGGAACAGATCGTGCCGGTGTTCTCCGGTACGCTGGAGAGCGACCTCGTCGGCGTGCTGCGCTGTTACACCATGCTCGACCCGACAAGCGGCCAGACCGTGCAGGTGTGCGAATACTGGGACGACACGACCTGCCGGTTCTACCGTCAGAACGGCGTGTCCGGCAACTACACCTACTTCGAATATCCGGAAGTCGGGCAGGAGCTGCGGCACGGCCTCGGCGCGGTGCCGTTCATCCCGTTCTACAACAACGCCGACCGGCGGGGCGATCTGCTGCTGTACCGCGACCTGATCGACGCCTACGACAAGGTGGTTTCCGGCTTTGCCAACGATATGGAGGACGTGCAGGAGGTCATCTTCGTCATCAAGAACTACGGCGGCACGGACAAGACCGAGTTCATGAGCGACCTCAAAAAGAGCAAGCTCATCAAGGTCGAGGGGGACGGCGGCGTGGACACCATCCGTGCGGAGATCCCGTTTGAGGCGCGGAACGCTTTCCTCGAAAGAACCCGCCGTCAGATCTTCGTCAGCGGCATGGGCGTTGACCCGAACCCTGAGAATTTCGGCAACTCGTCCGGCGTGGCGCTCAAGTACCTGTACAGTCTGCTGGAGCTCAAGGCCGTGATGCTGGAAACGCAGTTCCGCAGCGGTTTTGCTGAGCTGGTACGCGCTATCTGCCGTCTGGAGGGTATCGCACAGCCGAAACGCATTCTCCAGACATGGACACGCAACATGGTGCAGAACGACCTCGAAACCGCACAGATCGCGCAGCAGTCGGTCGGCATTATCTCGGACAGAACCATCCTCGCAAACCATCCGTGGGTAGACGATGCCGAGAACGAGCAGAAACAACTCGAAAAGGAACAGCAGGCGGCAGCCGAGAAGCAGCCGCAGTTCCGGTTCCCGCCAAAGGACGGTGCAGGCGATGGCAGCAGCGGATAAGGTCAGCGGCGCCTACTGGCGCAAGCGTGCCATTGAGCTGGCCGAAAAGCAGAAGCAGGAAGATGACGACCTGTGTCTGCGGTTCCATCGGGAATACGAGCGCATTCTGCACGAGCTGGACAAGGAAATTTCGATCTTCTATGCCCGCTATGCCGCAAACGAGAGTATCAGCATGGCAGACGCACGCAGGCTGCTGCGCGATGCCGAGCTGGAGGACTTCCGGATGTCGCTGGACGAGTTCCGGGATAAGGCGCTTGCAGGTGGCTTTGACAAGGAGCTGGAGGAGGTTTATCTCCGTTCGCGTATCTCGCGCTTGCAGGCGTTGCAGACGCAAGTCGAACTGCGTATGATGGAGCTGTTCAGCTCTCAGCGCGATGTGCTGCGCGACCATTTGCAGGAGCGCTACACGGACACCTACTACCGCACGGTGTACGCCGTCAGCCAGCAGGCCGATGTGGCGAGTACGTTCGCAAGGATTGACCCGCAGACGGTCGAGAAGATACTCGCCGTGCCGTGGCTCGGCAGTGAGTTTTCCTCCCGCATCTGGGCGGACAAGGACAAGCTGACCCGTGAGCTGATGCAGACGCTCTCACGCGGCTTTGTCCGCGGCGACTCGCTCGACCGCATGACGAAAGAGTTTGCCAAGCGCATGGGCGTGTCCGAGAGCAGGGCGGCAACGCTCATCCACACCGAGAGCGCCCACATGGCGGCTTCAGCCGCCGAACAGGGATACCGGGAAACAGGTGTCCAGTCCTATCGGTTTGAGGCGGCGCTCGATCTCAAGACCTGCGCAGTGTGCGGCGCTCTGGATCAGCGCGAGTTTCCGCTTGCGGAGCACGAAACCGGCATCAATTATCCGCCGCTGCATCCGCGCTGCCGGTGTACCACCGTTCCGGTGACGGAGTTCCGGATCGGCAGCAGGCGTGCCGCCAGAAATCCCACAACCGGCAAGACCGAATATGTCGAGAAGAAGCTGACATATGAGGAATGGCGGAAGAAATATGTTGATGGGGACGCGAAAACGTCCGAACCAGTTGCAGAACCGACAAAATCTGCTATAATAAAACCTAAGATAGCGGAGAATGGGGACACGGCTGTGCAGAATGAGCAACCGATTTATCGGACGTTGGGAAAACTGAAAACCGAGTATCTGGAAAAGCGCTTTGGAAAGCTACAAACAGATGAGCTGATTATTATGGACGAGCGTCTGGAGCATATCCGAGAGCGCCACCCGGAAGATGTGGAGCTGTTCGAGAAATACGGAGCCGCTGCGGCACTTGAGCCGGATACCGTTCTGGTTGATGGCAAGCATGACGGAACGATTTTTATGGTAAAGAGCTTACCTGACACCAATTTGAATGTTGTTGTGCGGCTTGCACTGGATACTGATGATACAGGACGGAAGAACTCTATCATGACGTTCTATCGCATCAGAGAAAAGAATTTGAAGAAACTCATAAACAAAAGCGAGGTTCTTTACAGCAAGGAATAAATCTGTTATAATAATCATACAGATAAACGGTATTTTGAAGTAGAGATTGTGCTGCTACGCACCCTCTGGGTCAAAAGAAATGTGGGAAGGGGCACACCCACCAAAATACCAGAGATCCCGATAAGGGCGCTCCGCAAGGGGCGCCTTTGTCGTACAACCGAAGAACTAACCACCAAGACAACCGTCAAGGTGGTTTTTTCATACCCATTTTTCGATGAAAGGAGCAAAAAACAATGGAATTTCTCAAAAGCCTGTTTGAAAAGGGCGCACTGACATGGGAGCAGTTTCAGCAGGCAGCCAAGGACGCAAAGTTTGAGGTCGTGAACGCCGCAGGCGGCGCTTACGTTCCCAAGGCCGACCTGGACACCAAGGCGCAGGAGCTGACCACGGCGAACAACACCATCAAGGACCTGCGTGCCGCCGCCAAGGCGTGGGACGGCAAGGACCCGAAGAAGCTGGAGGACGACCTCAAGACCCTCCAGACCAAGTACGACACCGATACCGCGAACATCCGCCGCGATGCGGCGATCGACCTGGCGCTGACCCGTGCCCATGCACGCGATCCGCAGCTGACCCGCGCGGCGCTCTCGATGGACGACATCAAGATCGGCGCGGACGGCAAGATCACCGGCCTTGATGCGCAGGTCGAAAGTCTGAAAAAGGACAAGGCTTGGCTGTTCGAGGAGGACAGTGCAGGTCAGTCCGGCAAGCAGGGCAGCAAGGGCGGAAACCCGAACGGCGGTCAGGGCGGCGGCTACAATCCGCAGTCCGGCGGCAACCCGAACACGGTAAACGATCTCGGTTCCGCTCTCGCAGAAGTATACAACACCAACGGCTAACAGAAAGAAGGAATGAAAAATGCCTATCACTCTCGCACAGGCAAAGGTCGGCATGGCAAACCATGTGGACCAGCAGGTTATCGACCAGTTCCGCCGCGGCTCCATGCTGCTCGAGGCACTGACCTTTGACAACTCGGTATCGCCCGGTACCGGCGGCTCTACGCTGACCTATGGCTACACGCAGCTCAAGACCCCGGCAGGCGCGGACTTCCGCGACATCAACGCCGACTACGCCGAGACCGTTGCCGACCGCGAAACCAAGTCGGTTGACCTCAAGATCTTCGGCGGTACGTTCAAGATCGACCGCGTTCTCGCTAACACCGCAAACGGTCAGATCAACGAGGTGCAGTTCCAGCTGGAGGAGCACATCAAGGCGACCACCAACCTGTTCCACTACACCGCCATCAACGGCGACAAGGGCACCAAGGGCTTTGACGGTCTGGACACGCTGCTTGTCGGCACTTCCACCGAAATCAACGCCGACGCCTCCAAGGCGATCGACCTGTCCACCTCGACGGCGATCGAAACCAACTACAAGACCGTGCTCGATATGCTCGACGAGTTCCTCTCCGAGCTGGACGGCGTGCCGACTATGCTCATCGGCAATGCGGCGCTGCTGACCAAGATCCGCTCCTGTGCCCGCCGTGCCGGTTATCTGACCCACGCCGAGGACGCTTTCGGCCGCCAGATTGCAGGCTATAACGGCATTCCGTTCATGGATATGCAGTATTACTACGACACCGCCGAGAAGAAGGAAAAGCCGGTCGTGCCGATCACGTCGCGTGAATACGGCGCGTCCTCGTCTAAGACCACGGTTACCGGTCTTACCGACCTGTACGCTGTCCGTCTGGGTCTGGACGGTTTCCACGCCGTATCTCCGATGGGCGGCAAGGTGATCTCGACCACGCTGCCGGATTTCTCTACCGCAGGTGCAGTCAAGGCGGGCGATGTCGAGATGGTAGCCGCAACCGTGCTCAAGAAGTCCCGCGCTGCCGGCGTGCTGCGTAACTTCAAGGTAAAGTGAGGGAAGCGCTATGTACAAGATCAAGGCACCGAGCGAGGAGTACGACCGCAAGATCGGCGGCGCGCAGTTCGTGAATGGTGAGGCGCAGACGGATAACGATTGGCTTGCAAGCTGGTTCTCCGGCCGTGCGGGCTTTACCGTGGAAACCGTGACCGCCGAGGAGGAAACCGAGCCGACCGAGGACAAACCGAGGGGGAAGCGCAGAAATGACAAGGGAAACGCTGATGCTGCGGGCGCAAAGCCTGCTGCCGAACCTGCCGCAGGAAACGCTTGAGTTCGCCTGCGATCTGGTGCTCGAGCAGATCTGTAACTACTGCAATCTGACCGAGGCGCCGGACGGCCTGACGAACACCGCAGCGCTTATGGTGCGCGGCTTGGTAAACAGCGTTCAGCTCGAAAACGAAACCATGCAGCCTGCCGCAAAGGGCGTGTCCAGAGGGGATACGTCCTTTTCCTTTGCGACGGCGGCGGAGCAGCTGGCGGCGCTGGCAGGCTCGGGTGACTTCCTCACCGACTACAAGGCGCAGCTGAATGCCTATCGAAAGATGAGGTGGTAGTATGCTCGGCAATCCGGAGCTGGAGCGTGCGCTGCTCGAGCAGACCTATGACGGCGTGATGACCGTCACCGGCACAAGTAAACAGGAAGTGGGCGGCGAAACCGTTGTTACACCGGACGCGGTGCTGCACGAGAATATCCCGTGTGCGTTGTCGTTTTCCGGCACACCGGACAGCAAAACGGACGCAAACAGCGGTCAGATCAGCTATCAGGCGACGATCTACTGTGCGCCGGAGCTGACGATTCCGGCAGGCTGCCGCCTTGCGGTTCAGCAGTACGGCGCGACCTATCGGCTGAAATACAGCGGCGAAAGCGTGGTCTATCCGACCCATCAGCAGCTTTCTGCCGTCCGAGAGGAGCGAGCGTAATGGCAAGCTGGGGAAGCTGTGATTTTCACGAGCTGCGCGACTTGAACGAACGCATTAAGGCCGCCGCCAGCGAACCGGAGATGGACAAGTTCTATACAGAGCTGCTCGATAAGATGATGAATGATTTGTTGGCTGATGTTATTGAACTGACACCGCCCGGTCCAAGCGGACACCTGCACCGTAACTGGTTTACGACGAAAGCACGGCGCAGTGGCAAGCATTATCGTGCAGAAATCTACAACAACATTGAGTACGCGCCGTTCGTCGAGAACGGCCACCGGCAGGAGGTCGGACGGTATGTTCCGGCTATTGGCAAACGTCTGGTTCGCAGTTTCGTTGAAGGAAAGCACATGCTGCGCAATGGCATGTTCGATCTCCAGAAAGCTGCGCCCGATATTATCAAGACCAAGAGTGAGGAATTTCTCAGCCGCATGATGGAGGGCAAATGATTAACGTAGTACAGGAAATCGTCGATAAGCTGCGCACGGTCTATCCATCGGCGCAGTACGACATTTACACCGAGCGTATCGAGCAGGGCTTCTCTGCGCCGTGCTTCTCCATTCGGCAGCTTCGTGCGGACGTCACGCCGTACCCGTCCGGTCTGCATGAGATCGTGCAGCACATGGACGTGCGGTTCTTCCCGTCGGACGGCCGTCCGCAGGAGCAGTGCCGGGAAGTTGCACAGACGCTCACGCTGTTGCTGCGGCGCACGGAAAGCCTGCGCGGCTCGAATCTCTCGTGGGAAATTACAGACGAGGTGCTGCATTTTTTCGCGGACTACCGGCAGTTTGTCCGGGAGGTCCCGGAAGATATTCCGATGGAGAATTTGCAGACCACCGTAGGAACGGAGAACGAAAATGGCAGTTAAACGCAAAAACGAGGCAGGAGCACCGGCGTTTACCGGCGCACAGCTCCTGACCTTCGACAGATACCGCGAGCGGCGCGACCTGCTGGGTGTGCTGCTCGACAAGGATCAGCGCTACACCTTTTCCGAGGTGGATGCGCTCATTGATAACTTTATGAAAGGCAAGGTGAATTAAATGGCTTTAGGCGGCGGTATGTATACCGTACAGAACAAGGTTCTGCCCGGTGCGTACATCAACTTTGTGTCGGCGGCGCGTGCGTCTGCGACCCTGGGCGACCGCGGCACGGCGGCTTTCCCGCTGTCCCTCGACTGGGGACCGGAGAACGAGGTCGTGACCATCGAGAACAGCGAGTTCCAGAAGGGCTCACTTGCGCTGACCGGCTACGCCTACACGGCGGACGAGCTGCGTCCGCTGCGCGAGATCTTCGCAAACGCCAAGACGCTGCACCTGTTCCGTCTGAACAGCGGCGGCGCAAAGGCGGCCTGCAAGTATGCAGAGGCGAAGTATCCGGGCAAGATCGGCAACGAACTGAAGATCGTGATTCAGCAGAACGAGGGCTTCACGGTATCGACGAACGAGGTCTACGACGTTTCGACCTACATCGGCACGACCCTTGTGGACACGCAGAAGGCAGTTAAGGCAGTTTCCGACCTTTCCGACAACGACTATCTGCACTGGAAGGGCAGCGAGGCGCTGACCGAGAACGCAGGCCTGCTGCTCACCGGCGGCACGACCGGCGCGGTGCAGGATGCAGCCTACCAGACGTTCCTCGACAAGATCGAGCCGTACAGCTTCAACGCGGTCGGCTGCGACACGAAGAACAGCACGGTCAAGGGTCTGTTCGCCAACTGGACGCGCCGCCTGCGTGATGAGCAGGGCGTGAAGTTCCAGTGCGTGCTGCATGGCTATCCTGCGGCAGACTATGAGGGCGTGATTTCCGTCAAGAACGGTCTGGTCGGTGCATCTGATGATACCTCGGCTGTCTACTGGACGACCGGCGCGGAATCTGCGTGCGCGGTCAACCGTTCGATGACCAACTCGACCTACACCGGCGAGTACGACATCGACACGAACTACACGCAGACCCAGCTTGAAAAGGCGATCAAGGCGGGTGAGTTCACGTTCCACCGTGTCGGTGACCAGACGCGCGTGCTGACCGACATCAACACGTTCGTGTCCGTCACGGACGAAAAGAGCGCGGATTTCTCGTCCAATCAGGTCATGCGCGTGCTCGACCAGATTGCGAATGACATTGCATCGATGTTCAACTCGAAGTATCTCGGCAAGGTGCAGAACGACGCAAGCGGCCGCGTGAGCCTGTGGAGCGACATTGTAGCGCACCACACCCAGCTCCAGACCATCCGCGCCATTGAGAACTTTGACAGCAGCAGCGTCACCGTGTCGCAGGGCGACATGAAGAAGTCTGTTGCGGTCGAGGACCATGTACAGCCGGTTTCCGCGATGGAACAGCTTTACATGAAGGTAATCGTTGAATAAAGGAGGGAAAAGTCATGCTGAACGCTCCTGTTATGGAAGCAAATGATGCGGTATCCGGCTCGATGGCCGAGTGCTACGTCACTATTGACGGCAACCGCTACAATATGATGCAGCTGTACAGCTTTGAGTCGTCCGCGAAGGTCAATTCGCAGGACGTGAAAATCCTCGGCCGTACCGGCATCGGTAAGAAGCCGACCGGCTGGTCTGGTTCGTGGAAGGGCACGGCGCACTTTAACCAGAGCGTGTTCCGCCGCTGGTTCCTGACCTACTGCAAGACCGGCAGGATGACGCCGTTTGAGATTCAGGTGTCCAACGAGGACCCGTCCTCGTCCGCTGGCCGTCAGACCATCACGCACACCGGCTGCCTGATCGACAGCTCGATTCTGGCGAAGTTCGACGCAGGCGACAGTCTGCTTGACGAGGAGCTTTCCGGCACGTTCGACGGCTGGGATATGCCTGAGGAGTTTGCCGAACTGTCCGGTATGGAATAAGGAGGAATTTGTACAATGGGTAATCTTACCGCATTTCTAGCGCAGAACGCCAAGCGGGTTGAAAACGTGAAGCTGGTCGTGTCTGACCGCTTCACCGATGAGGACGGCAAGCCGCTCGAGTGGGAGGTGCGCTGCATTTCCTCGCGCGAGGACGAAACACTGCGCCGTGACTGCCAGTACCGCGTACAGGTGCCGGGCAAGCGCGGCAGCTTCCGTCAGGAATTCGACAACGTGCTGTACCTTGCCAAGCTGGCAGCCGCCTGCACGGTTTATCCGAACCTCAACGATGCAGAACTGCAGGACAGCTACGGCGTGAAATGCGCCGAGGAGCTGATCTCGGCCATGCTGACGCCGGGCGAGTATACGAACTACACGGAAAAGCTGTTCGACATCTGCGGCTTTGGTGATGCTCCTGATCTGGTGGAACAGGCAAAAAACTGATTCGGGACGGGGATGACGAGGCTTCCGTCGCACATTTCTGCCTGCAGGAGCTTCACATCCTGCCGTCCGCATTTTTGAGCCTGCCGACGGAAGAGAGAGCCTTTATCACAGCTTCGTGCATTGTGCGAGGCGAGGAAGAGGAAAAGGCGCTGAATAAGACAAAACGAGGGAGGTGAGTTCTATGGCACTATCCAACACCGTCCAGCTGCGCGACGGCATGAGTAATGTACTCAGCCGTATCGCGTCCAACCTGAGTGCGGTCAACGACCGGTTTGAGCGGATGCAAAGCCTGACCGAACAGGCGGCGCCGACCGGTCTTTATTCACAATTTAACAGCGAATTGACGGGTGTGCGTGAAGAACTCACCCGAACCGTGAGCGAAGTCGAGGAGCTGCGGAGCGGCATGACCTCGGCGCAGCCGCCGGCAGAGAACCTGACGGCATCGCTCAAAAAGCTGGGTACAGCATTCCTCGGCTCCAAGCTGGTGAGCGGTATCGTGAGTATGTCAGACGAAATGACGCAGACCACGGCGCGTCTGAATCTGATGAACGACGGTCTGCAAAGCACCGCCGAACTACAGGAGCTGATCTATCAGTCGGCTATGCGTTCGCGCGGCGCGTACAACGCTACGGCGGATGCGGTCGCGAAGATGGGTCTGCTTGCCGGTGACGCATTCAGCAGCAATCAGGAAACGATCGCGTTTGTCGAGCAGCTGAACAAGCAGTTCAAGATCGCCGGCACCTCGGCAGAGGGTCAGGCCGCCGCTATGCTCCAGATCACGCAGGCGATGGGTTCCGGCGTGCTGCGCGGTGAGGAGCTGAACTCGGTATTCGAGCAGGCACCGACCATCATTCAGTCGATTGCGGATTACCTCGGCGTGTCGGTCGGTGAAATCCGCAGTATGGCGCAGGAGGGCGAGCTGACGGCGAGCATTGTCAAGTCCGCGCTGCTGTCCTCGGCGGAGGAAACCAACCAGAAGTTCAGCGAGATTCCGCTCACCTGGTCGGACGTCTGGACGCAGGCCAGCAATATGGCGATCATGGCCTTGCAGCCACTGCTCGAAGCCATCAACTGGGTGGCGAACAACATTGAGATCATTGGTCCGCTGGTGCTTGCGGCTGCGGCAGCCTTTGCGCTGTTTGCGGTGGCCGCCAACTGGACGAAGATCTGTGCTGCGGCTACGAAGGCGCTGACCGCCGCACAGAAGATGCTCAATGCCGTGATGTCGCTCAACCCGATCGTGCTGATTATCGGCTCGATCATCATTCTGATCGGCGTGATCGCGGCATACATCAACTACACGAACCGGGCGAAGAACGAAACGACGAGCGCTGTCGGCGTGATCTGCGGCCTGTTTGCAATGGCAGGCGCGTTTGTCTACAATATGTTCTATCTGCCGGTCTACAACGTGATTGCCGATCTTATCAACTTCCTCGGCAACGTGTTCCAGCACCCGATTGCGTCGATCGAGATTTTGTTTTTGCAGCTCAGCCAGTATGTTGTCGGCGTCATCCGCGGTATGGTGAGGACGATTGAGAAGCTCATCAATCTTATTCCGGGCGTGAAGGTCAACATCACCAGCGGTCTGGACACGTTCTACGACAGCTACACCGACAGCATCCAGAAGATTAAGGATCAGTCCGGCTGGACGGAGTACGTCAAGCACAAGGAGAAGATCGAGTATTCGACGGCTTACGCCAACGGCTACAACTGGGGTGCAAACCTCCAGAACAGCATCTCTGAAAAACTGGGTCTTGACCTGCCGGACGATCCGGCAACGGGTCTGCTGTCCAACATTGCGGACAACACCGCACAGATTGCGGACGATGTGAGCGTATCCTCGGACGACATCAAGCTGCTGCGCGATATTGCCGAGCGGCAGGTCATCAACAAGTACACCACCGCCGAGATCAAGGTGGAAATGGTCAACCACAACAACATCTCGAACGAGATGGATTTGGACGGCGTAGTCAATCTGCTGGAAGCCAAGGTCACCGAGGCGCTTGTCACCAGTGCGGAAGGAGTGCACATCTAAATATGTACGAATTTTACATGGACGGTGTGCGCCTTCCGGTCACGCCGAGTGCGCTGACCATCAAGATCAGCAACCAGAACAAGACCATCAACCTCATCAACGAGGGTCAGGTGAACGTCCTGAAAACGCCGGGACTGTCGAAAATCAGCTTTTCGGCGCTGCTGCCGAACAGGGAATACCCGTTTGCCTGTTATCCGAACGGGTATCAGACGGCGCAGTATTACATGAGCAAGTTGGAATCGCTCAAGACCGCCCGCAAGCCGTTCGAGTTCTCGGTTATCCGTATAGACGACAGCGGCGAGGAGCTGATGAGCGCACAGCCGATGACGGTTTCGCTCGAAAGCTATGAGCTTGCTGAGGATGCGGGCAGCTACGGCGTTGACGTGATGGCAAAGATTGAATTGCTGCAATACGCGCCGTACCATACCAAGTCTATTGAATTCAAAAAGAGCGAGAGCAGCAGCTCCGGCACTAAAAAGGCGACCGTCACGCAAAAGCGCGACACTACGACTGCACCGGCCGGCAAGACGTACACCGTCAAGTCCGGTGATACGCTGTGGGACATTGCCCGGGTGAAGCTGGGGAACGGTACTAAGTGGCAGTCTATCTATAATCTGAACAAGGCTGCCATTGAAGCCGCCGCCAAGAAGTACGGCAGATCGAGCAGCAGTAACGGCTGGTGGATCTACCCCGGCACCGTGCTCAAGCTGCCGGGTTAAGGAGGGGAGAACATGGGTAAATATGTTTGGCCGTGTCCGTCCTACTCGCGCATTTCGAGCGGCTACGGCAACCGTACCTGTCCGTTCCACGGCAAGGAGTTCCACGACGGAGTTGACCTGGCAGCGGCAAGCGGCGCACCAATCCTCGCGTTTGGCCCCGGCACGGTCACAAAGTCCGGCTGGTACGGTGGTTACGGCAACTACATCAGTATCGACCACGGCGGCGGTCTGATGAGCTTTTACGGGCACGCCTCGGCGCTCTACGTCAAGCAGGGCGCGAAAGTCACCGCCGGGCAGAAGATTGCCGCCGTCGGTACAACCGGCAGCTCGACCGGCTGCCACCTGCATTTCGGTATGCACAAGAACGGCTCGTCCGTCAATCCGCTGAATTACGTTTCCTCCGGTGATACGCTCGCCAAGTATTCCGGCACGAAGTCGGGCGGCACGGCAACGAACGCTGTAAAGGCGTTATTCACGGCATACTATCCGGCGAATAATGCCATGGAGGGCGGTTTTCTCGATGCGCTCGGCAACAAACTGGATCCAAGAAAGCACACCTGCGCTGCACCGCCGTCTGTGCCGTTCGGGACGAAAATCACCGTGCAAGGCACCGGTACGGCGCTTGACGGCGTGACCTACACCGTCAATGATCGCGGCGGCATGATTCAGATTGAGAATGGCGTGTACCATTTCGATCTTTTGATGAGCAGCAATGCCGAGTGCAACCGCTGGGGCAAGAAGTACGGCAAAGCCGTCATCGGCGGCTCGGGCGGCTCGTCCGGCTCGACCTCTTCGGGCACGAGCACCGAGAAAGAGAAGAAGAAGGACATCACGACCGTTGTTGTTAAGTCTGTCACAGGTGCAGCAGGTACGCGCAAGGAGATCCTGCGGGATGTTCCGTCCTGCCAGATGCCGGGCGCGGAGCTGATCATCCAGAACAAAAACGGTCAGCTTCAGCAGCCGATGCTGGAGAGTGATATTGTGTGGGAAACCACCCGCAGCGGCGCGGCATCCTCGCTGACGTTTACGGTGGTCAAGGATGATACGCTCAACTTCCACGAGGGCAATCCGGTGTCGTTCCGGTTCAATGGCGCGAATGTGTTCTACGGCTACGTCTTTAAGAAGTCGCGCTCAGACAATCGGCTGATTAAGGTCACGGCCTACGACCAGCTGCGCTACTTCAAGAACAAGGACACGATTTCGTACACGAACAAGACCTACGCCGATGTGCTGAAAATGCTGGCTGCGGACTACGGCCTCAAGGTTGGTACCGTGACCGATACCAAGTACAAAATCCCGCAGAGGATTGAGGAGGGGACGCTCTTTGATATGCTCGGCAATGCCAGTGACCTGACCATCATCAACACCGGTAAGGTGTACGTCTTGTATGACGATTTCGGCAAGTTGTGCCTCAAACCCTACGAGAGCCTGCTCCTGCCGATCTACATCGACGAGGACACCGCCCAGGAGTACAGCTACACCTCGTCCATTGACACGGACGTGTACAACCGCATCAAGCTGGCATGGGACAATGATGAAACCGGCGTCAGAGAGGTTCATGTGATGAACAATACCGCCAGCCAGAGCAAATGGGGCACGCTCCAGTATTACGAAAAGCTGGACAACGCCCTCAACACCGCTGATTTGCAGACCAAGGCCAAGGCACTGATGAAATACTACAACGTCATCCACCGCGAACTGACCATGCAGAAGGTGTTCGGGGATGTTCGGGCGCGTGCCGGTACTTCGGTTTGTGTCGGCATGGGCCTGGGTGATATCAACATCAAGAACTATATGTGCGTGGAGAAGGCTAAGCACACGTTCAGCAATGGCCTGTACACGATGGATCTGTATTTGAGCGGAATTCGAGGTGAGTTTAGTGCCTAATCTGATGGAATCTATGCGGCAGATTGCCGCGAACGAGCGTCAAGCCGCTTTGCCGACGACAATCTGCTTCGGCAAGGTGATTGCACTCTCGCCGTTCCGTGTGCAGATCGACCAGAAACTTGTGCTCACCAAGGAGTTTTTCATCGTGAAAAGTGGCGTGAGCGCATCCTCGTTCAAGGTGGGCGATGTGCTCATCCTGTTCCGCAATGAGGGCGGGCAAAAGTACCTGATATTCGACAAGAAAGGGGCGCTGTAATGCTGCCGACAGAGTATAATGACGATCTCGTGCAGGATTTCGAGATTGAAACACAGCCTACGCGCACCTATGCGCTGCGGTTTGACGGCTACCCGTGTTCCGGCGGCAAGCTGGACGGACTGGAAGCCATGAAGCAGGCCATCTTCCTGATTCTCCAGACCGAGCGGTTTCAGTACGCGATTTACAGCTGGAATTACGGTATCGAGCTGAACGCCCTGCTCGGGCAGACCATGACGCCGTATCTGCAGGCCAAGGTCGCCAAGGCGATTGAAGATGCGCTCATGGCAGATGATCGTGTGCTCTCGGTTGAGCAGTTTTCGTTCACCAAGGGCAAGCGCAGCCTGCTTGTGAAATTTACCGTAACCACGACCGAGGGCGACGTGGAAAGCGAATTTGAGTTTGGAGGTGAAGCGGCATGATCGGACGATACTCGGACGAAATGACGTTTGACTACATTATGAACCGTATGTTGGAATCCGTGCCGGATACGGTCGATAAACGCGAGGGCAGTATCATCTATGATGCACTCGCTCCTGCTGCCGCAGAACTGGTCAAATGCTACATGGAGCTTGATGTGGTCATGGACGAAACCTTTGTCGATACTGCATCCCTGCAATACCTTATGCTGCGCTGTAAGGAACGCGGCGTAGCTATTCAAGGCGAAACGGCTGCTGTTATCGAGGGCGTGTTCACGCCGTCCACGGTGGAACTGTCCGCCGGTCTGCGGTTCAACTGCGATGAGGTCAACTATGTAGTTACCGAGAAAATCTCGGCAGGTCACTACAAGCTGGAAGCCGAAACGCTCGGTACGGTCGGCAACAAGTACACCGGCCTGCTGCTGCCGATCCAGACGGTGAACGGTCTGGAAACCGCTCAGATTGCGGCGGTGCTCATTCCGGCCGAGGACGGCGACACGACCGACACGCTGCGCGAGAAGTATTACGCCAGCATTGACGGCGAAGCGTTCGGCGGCAACGTGGCCGACTACCGCGAGAAGGTCAACGCGATTACAGGTGTTGGCGGTGTCAAGGTTTATCCGGTCTGGAACGGCGGCGGTACGGTCAAACTGACTGTTATCGCATCCGACTTCACTGCACCGAGTACCGAACTGATTTCCAAGGTACAGACCGCCATCGACCCCGAGGGCAATCAGGGCGAGGGCCTCGGCCTTGCGCCGATCGGACACACGGTGACCGTCACCGGTGCACGCTACGCTGACCTCACCGTTGCAGCGAATGTCACCTTTGCCGCCGGATGGAGTTGGGACAACGGCAAGTCGCAGCTCGTGAGCGCTGCTAATGCGTATCTTGATGAACTGCGTAAGAACTGGGCGGACAGCGAAACAACAGTGGTTCGTATCTCGCAGATCGAAACACACCTGCTGACCGCGGATTGCGTGGTCGACGTGGACGGCACAACCGTTAACGGCGATACCAGGAACATCGAGCTGGCTGCGGACGAGATTCCGCGGCTGAGTACGATTGGCGGTGCGTCGTGAGAAAGAAGCTGCAAGACTACCTGCCGTCGATCCTGCTGAAAACCTACGAGTTTCCGCTTTTGTGCGACACTGAGCAGCCGGAGATTGACCGCCTGCGTGATGCCGCTGATGCGGTGCTCGATGCGCAGTTTATCAGTACCGCCGGTGAGACCGCCATTGCGCGCTACGAGAAGATCTTCGACATTACGCCGATGGACACGGACACACTCGATGAACGACGTTTTCGCGTGCTGGCTAAAATCAATGCACAGCTGCCGTTTTCTGTGCGCCGCCTGCGGCAGCAGCTCGCAACGCTGTGCGGCGATGACGGCTACAAGCTCGAGCTGGATGGCGGCAAATACACGCTAACCGTTAAGGTGGCGTTGACCGCAAAGCGCAATCAGCAGGCGGTCGAAGAACTGCTTGCCGACATTGTGCCTGCGAATATGGTCTGCACAACATCGTTGCTGTACAACACATGGGAGCAGATCAAGAAGTTAACATGGGGCGAGCTGAAAAAGCTCACCTGGCGAGAAATTAAGGAGGAGGTGCTGCCGGATGGAGCAAACACCGAATTATAAGCTGAATAAACCCGGCTACGAGGAGTTTGGCGATGTTGAAGTGCTCAACCAGAACTTTGCCGCGATTGACATCGAGCTGAAAAAGAACGCCGATGCGGTCGGTGAGCGTGTAAAGACCACCGAACTGGCTGAGAAGGTCAAGCAGACCGTCAAGGACGGCAGCCTGGCCGCAAAGGATCTCGGCGCCGTATCAGCTGATACCAAGGGCAAGGCCAACGGTGTGGCAGGTCTGGACGGGAACGGCAAAGTGCCCTCCGGCCAGCTACCCGAGATGAATTACGAGGGTAAGGGCGCCGTAGATACGCATAACACGAGCACAAGCGCTCACAGTGCGCTGTTTTCGGCAAAGCAGGACAAACTCAAGGGTAAGAAGGGCAAATATGTCGGCTTTACGGCGGATAACGTGGTCGGCGAGGTAGATGCACCGGCAGGCGGCGAAAGCGACTCCGGCGTGGGTGAGCTGCAGGACACCGAGATGGAGGTCGGCACGATCACCAACGCAGGGGCAGGCTGGAACACCTACCATTTTAGAGAGGCGTTTGAGGGTGTGCCGCAGGTGACCTGTCAGGCTGAGGACTTTGACGGCGTGGTGCTTGTTAAGGACATCACTGCCGAGGGATTTTTGTACTGCCTGCGTACCTTGCAGACCGGAACTTACTATATCGGTACTGAGACGGGTACCAACCCATCGCACAAAGAGACCACACTGGTCAGCGGCACAACGACCACGGCTGATGCAGTTAAAATCAATTACATTGCCGTAGAGTATGGAGGCGAAAGATAAATGTTAGCAAATCAGAGCGATTTCATGGCGTATGCGTCGGCACTCAAATCAAATTACCGCAAAGGCGTGCATAGGTTGGAGACGATCCTCTCCAATCCGACCCATGCGGCGGAGTTTGCCGCCAACCTCGGTGGTGTGAGTGTCGTACTGGGCGTTCCGGTGAATCTGCCGGACCGCAACAGCGACAAGCTGCTTGAGTTGCTGCTCGGCAGTGATGTGGTAGACGATGCGGTAGAAACGTGGCTGCACCAGTTTTACGAGTTCACCGGTTGGGACGATCTGCTCAGTGATTCCGCCCGCTGCAAGGAGATGGCCAACAACCCGCTGATCTGGCGCGCGGCCGGCGGCAGTAAGCTGGCGGTTGGCAAGTCCATCGCTACGCTGGCGGGCCTGTCCTGCGCGGCGTATAAGGATATTGATGCGGTAGCAGCCTCTCAGGTTGCTATGGCGGCC